AAACGTCATAGCGGTCAGAACGTGTGAAAGCTGGATCGCGAACGGTTCTATCATGCCTTCATAATAGGCGTTCCACTCATCCTCACCGTAGCTGTTGGTAAGTATTTTTTCGTTCGTCCCGAAATACTCGAACACGCTTTCCCTGATAAGCTCCTGCTGTTTGGGGTTTACTACGAGTGCGGAACTTTCTATCTGCTTAACGTCCGCGTATTTCTGGTCAAACATCATGATACCGGTATCATTTTCTTGTAAATTATCCCGCGCAAATCGTTTTCGCTCCGCTTCAACGTCCTTTGTTTTGAGCGTATTCGCCAGCCGCGCCAGAAATCGTATTGTTGTAGCGTTTTTTATCCCGTTTACAATACCTTCATTCTGCGTCTGCATCATCTGCATGGTAGGATACAGCGGACGGTTCGTCTCACCGAAAAAATCATCCTCGTATTGATGCTGCGTAAGCAAACCGACGCGCGAAAGCTCTACCGCCGCCGTCTGTCCGCCCCAGAAACGGTATCTCAGGTACTGGACGCCCTCGCAGTCCATAATCTCCGCCTGCTGTGGCAGCACCGGGTAATAACCCGTGAGCTGCCCGAAAGCGTCCTCTACGGGCACGATGAACGCGTTATTCTGAATCTGGTAGATAGTCGCAAGCCTCGCAACAAATTTACTCGCATCCATCCAGGGGTTAGGCCGGTTAGACAGCACAGCCGCCAGATCGGGCCGCGCGTCGCCTGTTATTTCAAGATGGAGCTTGCTGCAATGCCTTGCAAAAGCAGATATCGCCGCTCTCGTAAGCTCCATCTCATACAATCCGCCGCGGTACGTCGTGTACACAGGCTGGTACGCGGTCAGTGTCTTAAAATATTCCCTCGGTTCTTTTCCCGGCGGCTTACGCGGGAACAGTTTTTCCAAAAGCCCCATTCATTCACACCCCTTCATTAAGCCCGACATACTCATCACGCTTATCGCAGAGCACCGTATATGCACACAAAAGCGCTACCGTGCCGTCAATACGCCGCCTTGCATCCAGCGATTTAACCGGCTGGATGTTGCCGTTTATGTCGGCTTTGACCTCCGTGTTAACGAGGCACCATTTGTCCACCGGATTATTGTTGTCCACGATAAGCCCCGCGCCCAAATCGGCTTTCAAGTCCTTCATGGGCTGGCTGAGCGTGTATGGGCCTTGCCGCACGCATACCATGCACCGCTCCCCGAACTCCGCTTTGAAACGGGCAAGCAGGCTGTCATCAATATGCCAGGGGTCGTACCCGATGTAAAGTACGTAAAGGTCGTCTTCATCCCGCAGTTCACAAAACCAGTCGAGCATTACCTGCTTATCAACCTTGTTTCCCGGAACCGCACGCATAAGCCCGCGCTTTATCCAGAGGGAATACGGCGCGTTGTCGCGTTCCCGCCTGCGGCCTTCCAGCGCGTCTGCATCCAGCACGGATTGAGGTATCCAATACATACTCTTGCGATATATCTTAGGATCTCCGGGGCGCTGGCAAATGGCCGTAGCCGCGCAAAGGTCAACGCTGTCCGCCGCATCCATACCACCGATGCAGTAGTCAAACGCTATATCCCACGTTGCCGGGTTAGAGCATTCTGCCCATGTAAGCCACGCACTGGCGGCATTCTCTTTGATGTTGAAATCCTTCACCAGAACCGTTGGCAGGAAGGACGGGTCGCTTTTGGCCTTAGCCACCATATGGCGCAAAAATTCGACATTCTTGATCGTGCCTATACCCGGATTGGCCTTTATCCACATTTTTTCGTTCAGGTATTCGTTTCTGTCATCAAGCTCATATATCCAGGGCAGGAAGGTATCATCTTTTATGGAACCTTCCAAAACTCCCGCCGCATAAGCGTATTGGGCGTCGAATATGCACTCTCGTACAAAGCCATTCGTCGTGATTGCAAACAAAAGCGGCTGCGCCCTTGCGGATTGTGACTGTTTCATATCGTCGTAAATCTGGCGGTTTTTTATCGCGGCAAGCTCGTCTATAAGTACGCCATGAGCGTTAAGACCGTCAAGGCTGTTGGTTGCGCTTGCCAGCACCGATATTGTGCCGAGGTTGAACGGGAAAAACAAATCGCTCTGCCGCTTACGAATGCCCTTCAGCAGTTCCGGCGACTGCACCCGCATATTGACACAGGCGTTATAAGCCTTTGCGGCCTGTTCACGCTTTGTAGCGATATTGTAAATTTCCGGAGCGCCCTCATCGTCATTTACCAGAAGATCCAGCTCAATCGCGGCGCATTCCGTTGTTTTACCGTTCTTTCGCCCTTCCACTATCATGACTTCACGATACTGGCGCAACCCGGTATCCACGTTCACAAACCCGAAAATAGCCTGCCACCGTGCTTTTTGGAACAGCTCCAGTTTAAGTGGCGCGCCAAGCTGCCCCTGCGGCTGGCGGCAGAATCTTTGGACGAAATTTATATGGAGATTCGCCTTCTCCAGATCAAAAACATACGGCTTATACCTTTCCGGATGCCTGATTTTATCCAGCAGCAGCGCGCAAAGCGTTTTAACCTTTTGACAGGCGGTTATCTTACGCGTAAGCACAGCGCAAGCGTATTGTTCAAGCCAGTGTTCGCCATCTGGCGCAGGGATTTTTTTTGCTTCGCGCACCATGCGTTTAACAAGCTTTTCCCTTTGTGTCCTGGGATCCATTTACACAAACTCCCTCCGTTTAGCCCAATCCAGCAGAGCCGATGCTTCTGAGCTTTTTTCCGGCAGCATATCGCACAGGGTCTTTATGACCGTGATGTAATTCTTTATCATCGAAAGATAAACCTCAACTTCAGGGGATTTCTTTGTACCCCACTGGTTATTGCCGTTCTGGTATCTGGAAGTTACGCCATCTTCAGATATCCTATCCCGCAGATCTTCGAGGATAACGGCCATGAACGCCGCGTTTTCAATCAGCGACTGAACAGTTTCCAAGCGCTTGTCGTCCAGTCCGGCAAATATACCTTCCAGTTTAAGCCTTTCGTTTCCTACCCGTTTTTCCATATCCATAACCTATACCACCTCCAACTACACCCCCCCTCGCACCGAGCACTCAGTGAAAAATCCCTCCCCCTGTGCGGTCTTGGGGAAATCACAAAAATTTCGCGGATGGGGGGAGTATATTTCCTTGCGGATCAAAGCCACACCGCGCCTCCGGATGCCGCGAAAGATGCTCCATGTCGTGACAGCGATGGCACAACAATTCAAGATTGCTCCAGCCGAGTGTACGAGCTGGGTTGCCCATATCGCACGGGCGCAGCGCTTTACGATGATGCACTATGTTTCCCGGCTTGCCGCAACGTTCACAAAGCCCGTGCCTGCTGACCATGTATGAGTAACGCGTCTTCTGCCACGCTGATGAATTATAGAAAGGTTTCGCCCAGGGCTTTGCCATCGTACTTCACTCCCTTGCCGATTCAATGCGACGTTTTGCTGTTTCGAAATATCCTTCATCCAGTTCTATGCCAATAAAACTTCGACACGTGTTAACACAGGCAACGCCCGTAGAACCACTGCCCATACAGTTATCAAGAACGGTTTCACCCTCATTGGTATATGTACGTATCAGATATTCAAGCAATGCAACGGGCTTTTGTGTTGGATGCAGGCCACGCGATGTCGCATTGTTAAATTCCAATACATCAATCGGATACCTTTTGCCTTCGCTGCGCGCCTCTGTTATCAGGTTTGCCTTCCCATAGTTTGAGCTTCCATGCCCTTGCTTTTTCTTTTTATACGGCTTGCCAAACCAGAATTGCGGATTATATACCGGGAGCTTTTTATAAAATACAAGAATGTTTTCATGGGCTTTTAATGGCATCTTATGTGAGTTTAAGAACCCGACAGGGTTTCGTTTCTTGTATACCCACTCGTAACGGAACAACGCTGCATTACTTTGCGCAAGGCTTACGGTAAATGGCATCTGCGAGAACAAAATAATAGCCGCATTTTCTTTTGTGATACGCTCATAGTGCTGCCACAAAGGTTCAAACGGAATAGGTACATCCCATTCATTGCGCGTTACTCCATAAGGCAAATCGCACAGGATCATATCAATACTTCCATCAGGAATGTCTTTCATCAGTTCAAGGCAATCACCCTGCATTAATGTTATTTCACTCATGCTATTTCACCACAAAACAAAACCGCCTGCATTCCCGCAAGCGGCTCTGAGATATTCTATTGTGCGGAATGGCCGGACTCGAACCGGCGACACAATTTCCTCTAACCATCTGAGTTACATTCCGCATATCTCGGGCGACGTGACCTTTGTCGCCCACAGCGTCTTTCCGCAGTCAGCTCCGTGGCCTTTGGAACATTCCCTTGACCGGACTCGAACCGGTGCCATCCGTTGATCGGTGCTCTGCCTGTTAAGCTACAA